GAAAAAATACATCCAAGATCCAGACGCTTTTCATGGACACATGAATAATTTTGTTTCAATTTTTCAAGAAAGTATTTCTAAAAAAACTTTAACGTTAGTCCGAGAATACAATGATGTTTATCAAAAATGGTCATCTGAACAAACTTTATTACAAATGGCTAATAAATTTGACGCGGACCAGATTTCAGATTTATTTGGTGATTTTAATGTTTCGCCAAATGTAGACTCTGTCCTAAGGGGTATTTCTAAGTCTAGTATATCTAAACGAAAGGGACCTTCCAAAAAGAAAAGAACTTTAAAATAAATCGAAGTCGTCGGCACCGGTACCAAACTCCTCAAAAACGGGTACATCATCACGTATCCAATGTTTAGCATCTAAATTGGGTTTCGGTCCAGTTTTCTTTCTATACTGAACTGTTTTTATACCAAATTTATTGTAAGCAATAAATGGTTCGTGTGTCTCGGCATATTCTTTTCCAAATAATGTTACCATACGATCATGTAATTCGTTCATGTTTAAATCTCTTACATTTTTATTGTCAGTTTCTGGAACAGGTGATGCCTTAGCTCCGGAGAAGTAAGTATTTGGTTCATCGGCGTTGTATTCACTGTAAGCCATTTCTCCAAAAGAAGTTGTAATAGAATTCTTAAGTTGTGTTAGTCTAGTAGGGTTGTAGTTTAATAATATTTTATTGTATATTTCTTGATTTTCAGGTTTTTTACTCGACCAGTTGCTTAGAGCAGTATCTAATACATTTGCGTAATCACCTGGTCTAGACCACCCTGTTGCCGCCGCGACTTCAATTTTAGAATTTAATTCCTTTAGATCTTTCTTAACTTGGGTTAAAAATAAAGCAGATCCATTCTTTCTTTCTCTAAAGTCAAATGTATTGTCATCATTAAGAATTAATGAAATGTAAGAAATTTTACCGTCATCTGATACGCTATGAGCGAAAATTGGAAATTTAGTCATTCCAGCTGAATATAGTTCTGGGTATTTCTTCTTAAGTTCATTTTCTAGACTTAACTGTTTCATAATAGCTTCTGAAATGGCGGCGTCGTAGACAACATTTGGTTCGGGATCTGAAACATTTGGCATTTCAATCAATGAAGGGTCTAATGGCTGAGGAAGTCCAATTAAATTGTAATCGGTAGCTAAACGTATAACGTCACCTGGTACTTCAGAAGATATTACTAGACCAGGGGCCATCTCTTCTTTTTCAGATGTGTCAAGTTCTAATATTTCATCCGATGCTGATATCTTTTGTTCGTTACATATTTCACTAAGGAAATTAGAAACACCGATTTGATTCTTTTTCCATTTTAAGTCTCCATCTTCATCTGGGCCAAATTCATAAAATGAAACCTCCTGTCCTGAGATGTCTTCAATAAGAACGAGTTTATTATTACAAGCTCTTCTTAGCTGGTCAAGTTCCATTGTACTTTGAGGCCCGGGTTCAAAACCAGAGCCTGAGCCTGAGCCTGAGCCTCCTGGACCATCAGGATCATAGTTGGGCTCATACGGAACAGGTTCTTCTGGTCGACGAATTAAATCTGTATCTGGTATACCAGCCTGATCAAGGCAGGTTTTAATCTGGTCTTCTGTTAACTTGTCTAACATCCAGTTAATTATCTCTTCAGGCGTTTTATCATCAAAGAAATTTGATGTAACACTACTCATTTATATACATTATATATTATAAAATTATTTTAAATTTTATATTTATTTTTTAGCCTTAGCCTCTTTTAGAGTATTAAATATACTCTGCGGGTCTGTTCCTCCTATTTCTAGCAACATTTCTATGTGATCTTCTGTATAGATGTTATACTTATATACAAGTTCTAATACAGCCATATTAATTTTTTGTTTCTTTGAGTCTTTGGTGAATTTTTCTATAATTTCTTTTTTAAGACCTGAGGCGATGTCTTGTTTTGCCAAATCTTTAATACACTTTGATAATTTTGTAAATTTATTGATGTAGTCCTTGTCTTCCGGAAAAGAAATTACATTTGTTCCTTTTTCATTAAACATAGTTTTCCGAAGCTGTGGTAATAATTTGTAATTACCATACGTACGTTTTAATTCTTCCTTTACGTTTCCTTCAGCCGGAAGATCTTCGAATGTATTTTCAGAATCCCACGGTACAATGTCTTCACGAATTATAAGGTCTTTATTAATAGTGTCTTCATCTATAATTTCCGGGTCGTCATCATACGGTTTTAGAATGCCATTTTCATCCGGTCCTGCTTCTACAAAAGTTAACATTAAGTCTTCTTTTGGATAAGTGAATTCTCTTGAGTAAATTTGTGCGAATGTCACGGTTTCTGGAATTCCATCGCGAATGTACATTCTTAAATTTGAAGGATTTTTGTAGTAAATTTGGTACATTCCTCCTGCTACGGGGGAAATGTGTTCTTCTAATCTAATTAAATTACCATTTTTATTTATCTCGGCGTCAATGGAACAGTTTTTAAGAATCATTTCAAGATCTTTATTAATTGAATTCTTTTTAAGAGATGTTGTTAACATTCTTTGTTCTATAGAGAGAGAATCAAGATCCCAGAAATTAGATCTTCCTTTTACTTCTGCGAGCATAGCAGCGACATCATCGTCACTACCTTCTGAAGGTAAAACACTATAATGTCTGTAGATATCTACATATTGCTCTTCAGTTGGTAAGTTAGAGTGACTACAATATCTTGATGCACGAGCCAGAATTTGTTCTATTCTAGATTCATTCCACCAAGGATCTGTGATATGTACCTGTTTTACATTTTTAAATGACACACCTTCCATAACACTTCTTGTACCTAATATAATCTTTAGTTGACTTCCGTCTGCATTTTGTAAAGAATTGAAGGTATTTCTCGCTCTATTAATAAGAGTTCCATCCTTGTCTTTTGTTTTTGTCTCAGAACTCCAAATGAAATACTTTAATTTGTCTGATTTATCAGAACCAAATTTTCCTAAACCACAAGCCTCTAGAATTATACTCAATGGTTCTACACCATATGTAAGCCAATTTGAAAAGATAAAAACCGGACCGGTAGAATTTAAACTTAGTTCGATTATATTAGCAAATTTAGTAGAAAACTGTTTGATGTATTCTAGAGTCTCCGATACATTCGAGAAATTTTGAGAGTTAATTCTTTCCTTGAAAAGAGCCAGAGATTTTTTCTTGTCTTCTGGTGTTTTATTTATTTCATTGGAGTGTTTGGGTAGTGCTATATTACAATACTGTTGTGTAGTAACATACATACCTGTCATAATTTCTTCAGCATCGGTAGTTAAATTACCGAGTAGTAAATTCTCATATGCATTTGTTTGATTTTGACCATTTTCAAAATTTTTATCCTTGGCTACGTCAGACTTTAAAGCCTCTATGTATTCAGATTTGTGATTTTGTGAAAAGGGATGCTCCATTGTGATTATTCTTTTGTAGGGGTATGCATTTGGATTACCTCCCTTGAAGTATGAGATGTATCCAGAACAGATGTAGCTTAATATGTCTTTGTTTATCACACAAGAATTTTCAGAGAGATATCCCACTGGAGAATCAGTAATCTGAGCACAAGTGTCATCTTCTGAGCGAACTCCAATAAAATTTTTATAAAATTCTGTAGCACTTAATGGGAATGGTATTCTAGGGCGAAGTAAATTTATAGTAAGAGCAAGTTCATAAGGATTATCATAAACAGGTGTAGCAGACATAATGGCTAACTTTAATTCAGGGTGAAAATAATACTTAATACAATTGTATAATTTCTTGTAAAATGTACCATCTGCTGAAACAAGTCTCTGAATCTCGTCAATGATTAGAAGACCATTTTTGTTAAATAGAGCAGAATCTTGTTTTAATCTATCTCCTCTGGCTGTATTACCTGTCTTTTTATCTGTGCGATATATACTTTGAATAAAAGTCTGATGAGAAACAATGTCAAAAGTTCTTCTGATTGTGTCTCTTAGTTTCTTTTGATAGTCATTGTATTTTTTCCTTTCTATATTTACTTTGTTTTGTTGATCTCTAAACATTTTCTCCGTGGATGTTTCATTTTCTTCAATAGCGGTTAACTTTTCTTCTTCTCTTCTAAGAGATCTCATTTTAGCTAAAAGCATGGCATTATTCTGTTGTGACACGTAAAAGTCTCTTTCTGTTTTTCCTCCGTTTTTAACTAGGCAAAATGAAGGGCAAGAAAAAAACTTTCCATTTCTCATTTCTCCTGAAATTTCTTCATAGTACTGGTCTACGAGAGGAGCAGGAACTGTGAATATGACACGCTCGTTTGTAACATTTTTAAGCGCTTCTGCTATTACAATACTAGTACAAGACTTACCTGAACCTAAGCCGTGAAAAATAAGAGTATTATTGAAATTTGTATTAGGTCCTAAAAGTTGTCCCATAAATTTTTGCTGCGGACCAAGAGACATGTCAGATGATTTACAGATTTCATCATTAGAAAGATTTATGTAATTTTCTCCGAACTCAAAAGGAGAATCTTCTGGAAATGCTTCGGATGAATAATTAGACCTTATAAAATTTAACATTTTTTTGTGAGTGTAGATATTTGGGTCATTTAATTCTGGAAACGGTTTATAATCACATGATAATTTATATTTCTCATTGTCTTCAGGATTGTCGTAATAATATTGTAAACAATCACTCATTGTTAATATAAATTAACATTTTAAAATAGATTCTTTTTCTCAAAAAATATATTTAATCCATTAACGAACTTCCGAAAGTGTACCATAGAACCATCGAAACGATGAAACCAATGGTAAATCCGGCGGCTACAGTGTTTGTTTCATTTAACATGAACGGCATGGCGATAAAAGGGCCTATAAAGTATGTCAAAATGGCATAGAAGACCATTGCGCCGATAAGCATATTATTCTCGAGATGATACATATTTAATGTAATGTATAACAAGATTCTTTTTCTCAAAAAATTGAAAACGATTTATTCAATTTTCTTCATATCGAATCTTAAAATAATTAAAGTAATCACTTTAATTTCCGCATGCCTCACCCGAAGAACATTCTGTTTTCTTCTTCGGGTCTAAACGCGGGTCATCCAAATCTTTGTTTAATAACAGGTTTCGTATTAGATTTCTTAACAGGTTTCTTAGCAGGTTTCTTAGCAGATTTCTTCAGTTTAGAAATTTGTCTTTTGATATCGGAATGTAGTCTTTTTGCTGTTTTATAAACGTATTTTCCCTTTTTGTTCTTATACATAATACGAACCTTAAGTTTCTTAGCACGAAGCTGTAAATTTTTGAATACATTTGCTCTTTTTATCAATTCGGGTCGCGAAAGATATACCCGGCGCTTTCCTTGTTTTTTAGTAATTTTAATTCCAACATTCTTGAGTTTAGTCATAAGAGCTTTATTTGACATTTTTTTAACTTTCGGTTTCTTTTTGCCAAAACTAGTTCTTTTTCGTTTAGGTTGGGTGCCATCGCCGTCGGTTACAAATTCTTTAGGTAGTTCAAATGTAGGAAGACCCCGTGCTCTAAGTGTATCATTATATTGATTGAATGAGAAAAATGAATATAACCCTGCTGAAAGTTTAGATTCATCTGATGTAAATTTTTTTTCATAGAATACATTTCTATCTAGCATTCCGGCTATTTTAGCACAGATTATATCAAACGAGATAAATACATTAACATCGTTAGGCAGATATTTTTTAAGACCCAAATGCGTCATTATCTGTAAGAAATCCCCCATGGTTTTAAAAATTGTTAAATTTAATATTTCATTAGGATTAGAACCTTGTGTTTTAAAAGATTTTAGCATACTATCAGTAATCACATTAACGCTGTCTGGACCATCTGATGAACTTATCATATAAGTTTGAAAATTTTCTTCAAAATATTTAAATATCTTCAGTTTAACATTATTTGCTTCTTTTTCTAGTGATCCTTGAAATACATTAGACCCATTAGAAGATATATTAAAGTTTATATTACGTTCGATGTCTTTAGTGAGACCCATACTTTTAAAAACTTTAGACAATGCATTTTCATTAGATGCATCATATTCGGTTGCATAAGAATTGATAACATGAATTCTACTACTTAAATTTATACAATTACTTCTTGTTTTATAATGACGGTTCATAAGTTCGGATAGAAATGGAGTTAAATTAGTTTTATCACTTGTAGTGTCTATGGTTAAATTAAATTGTGTAGGACCCGATTTTCTTTTCGTTCTAGTATTTTTAACATCCAGACCTTCAATGAGATCTAAAACTTTAAAATCTGCGCATGCATTTTTTTTAATAACAGCTTCCATTGCATTTTGTTCTTGTAAATATAAAACTGTATGAATATTATCTATTGTTTGTTTTGCTGCTTTTTCATTATTAAATAAACTTATTAATTTTTCTACTCGGTCATAACCTTTTGAATTAAATGGGTATCCCGTGATTAATTGATCTAGTATATTGATACGATCACCACAATCGCGTATTACTCTATTAGCATTATCATTTAAGATGCGGTTCCTGTATGCCTCAAAACCTGTAGCATTATCTAAATATTTTTGCCATAAGGCTACACCTGGTTTGCCCCGCGGTTCTATAAAATCATGAATAACGTCGCACGCTAATGATAATCTTATACATATGTAAAAAGTATTAGCGTCCGCGTAAGGTCCATCTGCGCCCATTCGCTCTTTATACATTTCATACAAATCTAAATTAATTACCATAATATACTATTTAATAAACATTTTAAAATGAAATGAAATTACATGTGCATCCATGCTAGGTAATAACGCATCTGTTCCGGTCTCTTAAGACCACTAAATTTGAAAAAAACGTAACTTGCTTCGGTCAGATAAATGACATTATTTTTGAAATCTATTAAGTTAGAAGGATCATCCAAGTAATATGGATTTTCCATAACAATGATAGTGTCAAAAATTCTTTTTTGAGGAATAAGTTGAAACACTCCGATGTACTTCGGACCTTCATAAGTGCGTGTTCCACTCGGAAAAAACCCAAGATAGAAGTATTCCTTGGAAGTATAACCAGCTGCTACGCTTAGCATATTCAGATAATCACGATAATAGTGTTCATCAAAATCTGGAGTGTTCTCCTCTGATATGTACATTAGCCATGAATGAGCCCAACTTTCTGCATTGAGATGTGTAAGCAGTTTAAGTTCAGAACTTCCTCCCGATTCCAAAGAAGTAATAAGTGAATCGTCACACACAATGTCCCTGTGTCTGCATGTATGTCTAAGTGAAACAACAGGTTTAATGTAATTAATAAATTCAGACGCAATAAAAGAATTACACGAAGTAATCAAGGATAACATACACTATTGTATATTTTTTATTTTTAAACTGTTTCTAAAATTGTAAGCACTTTATTTATTGTTGGAATACACACACCCGTTTCCCTGGACACTGTGGATTTACTTGGACTTTTCAGTTGTAAATTTTTCTTGATTACATAAAACAGTATCCCAGCTGTTGCTGATTTTGGAGTTACCGAGTCTAGTTTATCTTTGTACAGAGTATAATACTTATTACAGATCTCAACAGTTTTAAATGGTAAATCTAGTTTGTTTATGTATTTCACAAAGGAATCATTTTCTATTATATCTATTTTTTCCTTTCCAAGAGATTTATACTTAGCGTGTTTTTCCATGATTTCTTGGAATATTTTTTCTCCTTTTAGAAAACCTTTTTGATTACCCTCTGCCAAATCAATTATGGTTTGTCTATCTGTAGGAAGATTATTATAAATACACGCGTAATAAAGGCATGCTGCTATCAGACCATTTCTTACAGAAGCCCTTGTTAGTATTCCAGATTCCATGCAAATGTGCCACATATCCTTGGCAACAGGCAATACACATGTATGAATTCCCATTTGAGTACAATAATTTTGAAATTTTTCAGATATATTCCAAAATGTTTTCTGTTTATGACTAAATGTTTGTTGATAATGTATTCTCATCATCAATGAGTTTTTATTAGCAAATCCAGGTATTGTTCCCCCCTTATCGTAAGGGTTATCTGAAATGAATGTATCAGCTCTTTGTGAACTATTAGACATTGAACCGTCTTCTTGTTTATAATTATTCCACTCACAGTATTCAAATATACCCGACAACACAACTGTACCACAATCGAGACATATTTCATTACCCTGTTTATGATCAATTTGTAAGTTTATATGTTTACAATCGCAAATGTCATTTATTTTTTCTTCTTGAGTAAGTTCTTCAAAGTCGTTCCAGATGCTTTCAATTGATACCATAAACAATAGGTGTATACCACATTATATAAATATATCTTAATAATGATTAAAAAACGTAATTTTGCGGCTTAATTTTATATTATTTACATTAAGTTACAATAGATTAGTTATGAATGATGAAATATACATTTTAGATAGACCAACTGTTAAGATAATATTAAATAAAAATATAGAACTTTTTACGGTAAGAATATTATCAAATGACGAATATAATCCCGAGGGCTTTGAAGAATTTTTAAATTACTTCCGAAATACATGGAAACTTATAAAGGCTACTACTGACATTTTTACACTATATGTAGACATTCAAGCGGAAAAAGATAATGAATTACCCTTACCTGCATACATGAATTTACTGAGGTGTATTACAGATGTAAATGAAATCTTAAAAACAAATTGTCACTGTATATGTATATTCACAAAAGAGGCAAAAAAGTGGCAAGATGCTTATAACTTTATAACAACTCTATGGAATCCAAAAGAAAATAGACCTATTAAATTCACGGATAACCAAGAGGATAAAACTGTTTTTTTACAGAGTAACAAATTGATTACATAATTTACAAAAAAATATACAACTTAAATACATTTAATTTAAAAAATGTACATATCATTTAAATTATGAAGATAGTATCTTGGAATGTTAATGGTATCCGTTCGCGTATTTTTAATGAAAAGATTTCAAGCAAACTGAAAAAAGATGAAACAATTTTTCCAATAGAAGGTAGTGCCATTTACGAATTACTAAAACACGATCCAGATATTATCTGTCTTCAAGAAACAAGATGTTCAATTATGAAGTCGAATATGATATCTATCCCGGGGTACAATTCATTTTTCAATGAATCTAAATTAAATCTCGCAAGAGCACCTGATAGGTATTCTGGAACATGCATATTCTATAAAGAAAACATTCAGTGTCAGTTTTCTACGGATCTTCCTGGTTATGAAGATCTAGAAGGTCGAGTGATAATTATGAAATTTGAAAATATTACGCTTGTAACAGTGTACGCCCCAAACTCTGGAACAAACTATGAAAATAAGATAAAGTTTAACACTGCGATGTACAACTTTCTAAATTCACTGAGTGGTAAGGTAATTTTCTGCGGAGATCTTAACGCAGCAAAAGAGACGCATTTTGATCAAAGTAAACATGAACCCGGACCCGGAACTTATCCACACGAACTTAAATTTCTAGAAGATCTAGCATTTATTAATTACAAAGACAATTTGAAGTGTGACACGATCTATACTTGGTGGGATCCTCGACAAGTAAAAGAAAATGGGATGTCTAGAGCAAGGAACAGAAACAAAGGTTGGCGACTTGATTATTTCTTTACTAAGAACATTAATCAAATTTCCAGTAAGTGTTTAAAATATATTGGTGAGAATAATGAAGGAATTCCTCTAGCTAGTGATCATGCTCCGGTTATTTTAGACTGGGAGGAAAGGAATGGAGGGAAGCATACGACCCTGGGGAGTCATGCGAGCACCGCCATATAGCGCAACAACGGTAGCAACGATAGCAATCATAAGATTGGCCCACCAGATCAAATTAGTGAACTGACTCTCACCACAGTTACCCTTGCCACAGCAACCATCCTCCGCATGAGCCGAGGTTAGCTCATTCATACTGCCGAATACCATCCACGAAACAACGGCTAAAACAATAGCGTAAATAATAGCTCTCATATTTTTAATTATAATAAAATATTTTTTTTTTAAAATATATAATTTTATTAGGAAAATTTAATGTCATTTTCCCAAAAATTCCTTAGGGAATAATTCTTCATTGTTTCGTATTCTTTATTTGTTTTGTCCCTTGTATTTGTCAGTTTTTCAATGGTGTCGCTAGAGAAAGAATGAATTTTCATATTTGTAAGATACTCATAAGAATTTGAAATCTTAGGATATCCAGACTTTTCCAGCTGGGAAATGATACATTCCATTTTTTGTTTGAATATAATTATTTTGTCTCCCATGATTTCAGTTACAAATTTAATTTTAGCATTTAGTACATTCAACTCATTACTCAGTTTATCACAGATGTACTTTTGTCTTTTGTTGTAATATTCATTTCTGATTCTCCAAAAGTGGAAGATTATTTCTTCGGGGGATTCCATTTTAACTATTTCATTTTTCTCATTGAATACATACATGTTATTCGCTGACAGATGTGAAATTAGTTTCAATTTCTTAAGTGTTTCATTATTCTGAGTCCATTCTATTACATTTTCCAAAGGACATTTAATGGTAAAATTAACAGACATTTCGGTAGATGCGTTAGTGTAGCCAAATATGATACCTTCAGTCTCTAACTTGTCAAGGAATGCTTTGTAATCGTCAGTCCATGTTCCAATTGGAAGTTCTGTAACATTTATCACATTTCCCTTTACAGTGTATTTTCCTATCGTGATCCATTTATTAGTCTCAGTCTTTTTAATAGTTCCTGTAAAACCTTTATACCAAGGTGTCATTTCAGGAATGTCTGCGTCCTCGTCAATCACAAGATCCATGAGTCTCTTTTTAATGTCTTCTGGATTGAAACACGGAACATCGCAAGAGAAACCTGTTCCGATACCGCATGCTCCGTTGATAAGAATGAGAGGCAATGTAGGAACATAAAACATTGGTTCAATCGGATCTCCATCTTCTTCTAGATAATCAAGAACATTATTGTCGTCTTCGTTGAAAAGTTTTCTGAATTCATTAGATAAATGTGTAAAGATGTACCTTGGACTAGAAGCATCTTTGCCTCCAAGAAGTCTAGTTCCAAACTGTCCAACAGGTTCTAGTAGATTCATATTGTTTGAACCTACAAAGTTTTGCGCGAGAGAAATAATAGTATCCATTAGGCTGTTTTCACCGTGATGATAATTAGTCTTTTCTGATACATATCCAGACAACTGAGAAACTTTAATTTCTGAATACAAATTTCTTTTGATACAGGCATAGATAATCTTTCTCTGAGAAGGTTTCATTCCATCTATAAGATTTGGGATAGATCGGATGTTATCACTGATAGAAAAGAGTACAAGTTCTTTATCAACGAGGTCCTTTACAGAAACATTCTTTGAATTGTAATCCAGACTTTTCGGACATTTAATATTTTCTAATATCCACTTTTTGCGAGCATCGGCTTCAGTCTTTGTGAAAGCCAAAACAAGAGACTTTGAATCTTCGTTTGTTGTTATTTTATAATTGAGAGTTTTCATAGATCTAAAGTACTCTTTAGCTTCTTGTTGAGTGCTAGTACCAAGACCCTTGTAATATTTTACCTTGAATTTTGAAGCGTCATTCTTAGATTTCCATTCCTTGTAATCATTTAGATTGTAAAATGGAATTACTTCACTTTTTTTCGTAAGTTTGATAACAGGTGTCACCAATGAGCTTATGAAGTCTTCTTTAAGAAGTTCTGGCCAACCATGGCTAATGAAGTTAACCAGAAGACTCTTGATGTGAAACCCGTCTGTATCAGCATCAGTCATGATAAGAATCTTACCATATCTGAGTTCTGAAACGGACTTATACTTCTTACCAGTTTGAAGACCCAAAATTTGTTTGATGTGATTGATTTCAGCGTTTCCCGACATTTGTGAATAAGTCGCGGTTCGTGTATTAAGTATCTTACCCTTGAGAGGAAAAGCTCCGTAGTAGTCTCTGCCGACAACTGAAAGTCCAGATACAGCAGTAGTCTTGGCCGAGTCTCCCTCTGTAAAGATAATAGTACACATTTTAGATTCTTTTGTTCCTGCTTTGTTTGCGTCATCAAGTTTTGGAATGATGACCCTGTTAGTTTTCTTTCCGTCTGTCTTTGATATATTTTTCTTTTCCTTGGCTTCTGCGAGAGCGAGAATACTATCAAGAATACCAAGTTTCAGTACACTTTTTACAATGTCGTCTGTTAGATTAAATTTACTTCCAAAGTCTGAAATTTTAGTAATGTGTTTTTCTTTCGTCTGCGATGAAAATACTGGATTTTCAATTTTACAGTTGATGAATACAAATAGATTTTCTCTGATGTAATTGGGTTTAATGGTAATGTTTTTGTGTTTTTCTTGGATTATTTCTGTTAGTTTTTTAACAAGCGGCATCATGATGTGTTCGACATGATTTCCGCCATCTGTTGTAGCAATTCCATTTACAAATGAAACACATTTGAATTCATTACTCGGACTAAAAGCAACTTGCCATCTATTTTGCTCACAAATAATTCTGGGAACTGTCTTTTTGTCTCCGATGTACATTGAGATGTAATCGGAAAAGTCTTTAACATTCAGTTTTTTACCATTCAGTTGAACTGAGATGTGTTTTGGAGTAATAGCGCAAATGTCGTACACTCTTTTAGCCAGAATACAGAGAGTATCATGGGACATCTCTGAGATTCCAAACCGAGCATAATCTGGTTTGAATGATATTTTAGTATAATTTCCTTTTTTGCTATCGGTTATAACAGGTTTAGATTTCTTAGACATATTACATTGAAATTTCTGCGTGTATTTTTTACCGGAATGAGAGGTCTCAATTATAAATTCGGTCGAGAATACATTTACAAGCTTTGCTCCGAGACCATTGAGACCTCCAGTAGTTCTTTTTTGAGAGTCGTCAAAATTAGTGGATGTAAGCAAATTTCCAAAAATAAGTTCCGGAATGTAAATTTTATACTCTGGGTGTACCTCAATAGGAATACCCGAGTCGTTATACACGCTAATTTTTTCTTGTGAGATTTCTACTTTGATACATTTAACCTCTTCGTTTCTTTGTACTTCGTCTGAAGCATTAGTGATAATTTCATCGAAAAGTTTATATATCCCCGGGTTAAAGTTACACATACTATATTTCAATTTTTCTTCTTCAATTTTCCACATTTCAGAATTCACACACTTTATATCACCGAGGTACATACCTGGGCGTGCTAAAATGTGTTCAATCTGTGTGTACTTCTTGAATTTTTCCGCCATTGTTAAATTATCTGGTTTAAATATACACTAATTTTTTAAACCGGATAATTTTTTGTAATTTTTGATATACAACCCCCTTTCACGATTTCATATCATTGATTAATTTATTAATGTGCTCTTCAGTAACAACTCCACTGAAACTGCGCGAGTGATTTTTGTACTTTATAATAGTATAAGGTATAGTTTTAAAGTCGTATTCTTCCATTACATTATCAAATTCATCATCGTCTAGATTTACATGGTATAGCATACTGTTTGGAAAAGATGTTAGAATTTTATCAAGTTCTTGGCAAGGAATACACCATTCTGTTCCAAATTTGATAAATACAAATGTATCTCCAAAATCCATCTGAAGTAAATTTTTGAGAACAGAATTGTTTCTAACAGTGACACCCATACAAATATATAAAGTGTATTTATTTTATTTTTAAGTTGAATAAAATAATTTAATTTATTATGTAAATTTTAAAATGGCGTTTTTAGATTTCTACACTATTGACTTAACTATAATATTAATAATTTTACTTATAATGGGCATCTTGTTTGCAAGTATTAATTACGTAGACCCAGAAGAAGACACTGTTGGAACTTTGGGTAAAATATTAATTTCGTTTACATTAGGGTTTTTGTCTAGTGTGTTTTATTCGTACATTACACTCGAAAGTGATGTATTATTAAAAGAAAATTTCTGGGACTAAATCAAATATTAAAATAATTTTAAATAATTATAGATGTCGATTAGCTTATCTAAGTTTAATCCTAAGAGAATAGAGGAAAGACGTACCGTAGGATCAGGACCAGCCACATGCGTCTTTATAGGAAAGAGAGGAACAGGAAAAAGTACATTAGTCGCAGATATACTTTATCATCTTCGCAGAATTAAAGCGGGCGTTGCTATATCTGCAACTGAAGATGGAAATGCTTTTTATTCAAGTTTTATACCAGACTTACTTATACATTCTGAATATAAACCCGAAGTTATTCAACAAGTGATTACCCGACAAAAAAAGTCAATAAATGGAAAAGATCCTAAGAAAGACAATGATGTTTTTTTACTCTTAGACGACTGTATGTATGATAAACGTATGATCAGAGATACCAACATTCGTGGCATATTCATGAATGGAAGACATTGGAAAATTACATTTATGTTAACAATGCAATATTGTATGGACTTACCCCCTGATCTTAGAGCAAATATAGACTATGTATTCATTTTAAGAGAAAATATTATTCAAAATCAAGAAAAACTTTATAAGAATTTTTTCGGTATTTTTCCACAATTCAGTGTTTTTCAAGATGTTTTAAATGCTTGTACAGAAGGATACGATTGTCTTGTTTTAGATAACACTTCAAAAAGTAATAACATACAAGATTGTGTTTATTGGTATCGAGCAAAACCCAATAGAAAATTTAGAATAGGATCAAAAGAGTTATGGGACTACTGTGCTAAAAAATATGATAAAAATAAAACTAAGGAAACTGCAGACGAAGATCCTAAAAAACTAAGAAAGAAAAATGCCGTAAGTGTTACAGTTAAAAAGTTAAAATAACTTAAAGAAGATTATTTAAAGGCGTGCATTATAATCTGTATTATGGATAAAATAAATAAATTAAAGTCTATACCTCAACACGAACAACGTTCAGAAGCTTGGTTCAAGCAAAGAGAAGGTAAATTGACAAGTTCAGACGCAGGTACAGTTCTTGGTTTAAATCCTTATCAAAAACCTCATGAAGTTCTTTTTAAGAAATGTGGACACGATCCAAAACCCTTCGTAGGTAATGTAGCCACTCTACATGGCCAAAAATACGAAGATGAAGCAATAGAAAAGTATTGTAAACTTACAGGACAGGAAAACTATGATTTTGGTCTTATAGCTCATGAAGATGTACACGATTGTAGCGATTATTATTGGCTAGCTGGATCACCCGATGGAATTTCAATGTCTACAGAAGAAAATGGAAAACCTATTCTTCTTGAAGTAAAGTGCCCTTACAAAAGAGCTATTAAATTTGGATATATCCCTGCTTATTACTATCCTCAGGTTCAGTTGAATATGTTCATTTGTAATCTAGAAGATGCAGATTTCATAGAATATAAACCACCAGACATCATGAACATTGTAAGGGTTAAAATTGATCATGATTGGTTAAATGAAAATTTACCTATTTTAGAAAAATTCTGGAAGGAGGTCGAGTATTATCGCGAGAATGACATCAAGACGCATCCAAAATATAAACCACCAAGACCACCTAAGAGAGTTTTAGATCTACGTGATACTTCAGATGACGAGGCAGTGTGTATCCCAGATTTGATTATAAGGGACATTTAATTTTACAGAAAATATTTCAATTTAAAAACTTAATTTATACTAATGTAAATTCCAAAATGGGAATCAGAGGCTTAAACAATCTTATTAAGAAATATGCTCCAGATGCTATTTCAGAAAAAGAAATAAATTTATACAAAGGTTCTAAAGTAGCTGTAGATTGTAGCATACTGTTGTATAAATTTAAATATGCTTCTCGTACTCCAAATTCACATATCATAGGCATAGCAAATAGAATTAAATACTACTTCATAAATGGTATTCTACCGGTATTTGTATTTGATGGTACGCCACCGGAGGCTAAAAAGAGTGTACTTGTTAAAAGGCAAGCAAATAAAGAAAGAATGTATGTCCGTCTTGAACAGTTGAGAGCAAGAATTCCAGAGACTAATGAAGAAGAAAAACTTATAAATGAAGAAATAGAAAAAATTACATCTCAGCTTATTGTTATAAAGAAAAAAGACATCGAGGAATGTAAAGAATTCCTTGAATTGTCTGGAATACCTTACTGTACAGCTCCAGAAGATGCCGAAAAGTATTGCGCTTTTTTGCAAAGAAATGGACTAGTAGATTATACAGTGACAGATGACACTGATGCCGCAACATTTGGATGTAAGAAAATTCTAAAAACTGGTATATCGAGATACATTACTGAGATAGATACTGACGTTTTATTGTCTAAATTTGAAATGGACATGGATTCATTTGTAGATTTTTGTATACTTTCAGGATGTGATTATACAGAACCAATTGCTCAGATAGGACCTGTTACATCTTTCAATTTGATCAAGAAACACAAATGTATAGAAGAAGTTCTGAAGGTAGTTAGTAAAAAAAGCGAAAATTTTAATTACATTATTTCTCGCAAGATATTCAAAGAATTTGATTATGAACTTCCAGAAGAATTTACTAAAAGGATGTGCGATAAAGAAAAATTAATTACATTTCTAAATGAAAAGGAAATAAAAGACAATGTAATTTCTAAATTTATTAAAATTGTAATTTAAATTATTTTTTTTTTCTTCAGTATATATTAAATATTAAAAATGGGAATGCTCGAACTATTTTTCGGTAAGAAGAAGTGCAAGGGTCGCAAGGTCCGCAAGGGTCGCAAGGTCCGCAAGCTTTCGTCGTCGGCGCGCGTCGTAATCAACGGCAAGAAGCGCAAGGTATACAAGGGTTGCAACGGTGGCCTTTACTACAAGCGTACCAAGAACGGTAAGACCTACCGTGTCTACATTTCGCCCAAGCTTCTCCGCAAGAAGTCTTCGACTCGCATGGGTGGTACCCGTTTCGGCCGTCGCGGTGTCAAGAAGGGTTCGCGTCTTAAGATGACCAAGGCTGCCAAGCGTGCTCGCGCGTACGCCCGCAAGCGTCGTCGTTGCCTCAAGAAGGGTATGCGTCTTAAGAAGGGTCGCTGCCGCCGTATGTAGATACACAGCTTAAAGTAAATACACCGATTAAATAAATAATACATTTACGCAAATTCCTATGTGTGTTAATGTATTATTTTACATATTTCCATTCTACATGTATAACTCATCGAATGTAATTTTTTCATGTTTAATGAATAAAACTTTTTCAATTAGTCTAATACTTGTGGGGTAAATTTTTTCCGTGTTTACTCTCTTAATAATTATCTTTCCTTCGGGAAATTCGACATTAATTTCGATTATACAATTACGTCCGTAATTCTCAAGACATTTGATACGCTTAATGTATTCGGCTCCATTGGAAGAATTACTATGTATCTTAGCAAATTTAATAAGTTTCTTGAAATTAGAAGACAACAAAATTAAATTATTGTCTTCTTCAAGTGTTTGTAAGCAGAATGTAATTTTTTCTACAGGTTTCCATTTGAAAAATGAAAAATTAACACCCGTTAAGATAGGAAGATTTGCCGGTAGCATAAAAATTTCTTCATCATCCGACAAATTTTTGAAATATTTTATGTCTTCAGAATAAGTCAGTATTTTAAATGTAAAGTCTTTTACATTCGTATTTGATAGCATGATGTCTACTTCTGAAATACGTTCTTCAAAGGGTTGATAATTTATTTTATTACCTGAAATCATAAAAGCATCATAAAAAGTAAGAAATTTATCTGTGTAAGAAATCTCAAAAATACTACCATTAAAGTATTCATCTAAAGTGTCTAGTTGTATTTGATACACACTTAAATCTTTGAAGACTATCACCGAAATATTTTCTCCGGTGGCATTTTTAAATAGAAAAAGTAAAGCTCTTTTTGTATTTACAGTATCTTTAGTATAAAAGATATATCTATAATTAAAAAGCTTAAAAATGTGTTTTCTTTCGATATTTATAGCATTTTGAAGAGGAAAGTACATGTCATGATTTCCAGTCCAGTTATTGTTTAAAAGAAAAATAATCTGTTTTTTAAAGTTTTCGTTAATTATCTCAGTCGCCATAATTAAATGTAGTTAAATGTGTAATGTCTATTGTCTTTAAATAAATTTAAAGATACACGACATTAATCTATAATGTAGTAATGTCTTTTAATTGTAAAGAGATAACTCTAATTAACTTTCTAATAGCTTTTTACAAGAATAGACTAGAATTATTTAGTGATATAATTAATCAAAAAACACCTCTTTCTTTAAGACTCTTAGATTGGTTAGTAACTAATTATTCGAAAAAGTACAATATTACATATCCCCTGAAATACAATTCCGAAACTATTTACTTTAATATATACATCGACTATAAAAATCAATTGAAAGCCTATTCAAAGAAATTTTTTGATCCATTTTGCAGACAAAAAAGACTTGTAATAGATTCTAATACGTTTAAATGGAGAACTTACACAACTGAAGAAGACATCACCAAAAAAGACATAGTTACTACCGTGGGTCAACTAAATTTTTTTAGGTGGTTTATAGAAAATAAAGTAATGGATTATGCGTTATGTAATGTAGAACTTATAGATAGTGATATGATGGCAACCGTAACCTCTAAGAAAAGGGGAAAACGTAGTGTATTGTCTCCGAGTGCTATGAAAGGTATATATACTAACGATTATGATATTACAATTAAATTTAAACCTTAATAAATAAATATAAAAATAAAGTGTATTGTAAATTACAATGGATAAGAATCCACTAAGAGTTTGGTTATTCTCTACGGGTAAAATTGTTAAGAACACTGATAACAGAAATGTAACACATTATATGCTCGACGGAGGAAAACTTGATCTCACAGCCGATTACCAATTATTTCAAGAGTTATATGCTAAATACATTAACTTTAAAAACTGTATAGTTGAAAAAAAGACAGATGTATTCAGATTTTTTATAGATTTT